CCCGACATTTTTACTCGCAAGCTCGTAAAAATTCGGCTCCCCCTGCGACCCTGTTATGCGCGGCGGCGTGGGAACCCTTGCTCCCACGCTACGCACCGCGCTTTGCACAAATTTAGATCACAAAGCCTGGATACTCAAAGTAACGACGCTACTAAGCTCTTGTTCCTGCTCGATCGAAAACAAATACTTAAGCAAAAAAATATCTTTTAAGACGGGTATGCCGTTACGCCTTGAAACCGAAGTGCTTTTATTAATACCGCTTAAAACCAAAGTATCGCCGCGCCTTAACGTATAGGAGCTTTTTAACTCCTTTTTGCTAGTCGTGGGAGTCAAGGAGTTAGTGCTTAAAATATCCTCGACTATCAAATGCAGATCAAAATCTACCTGATCGCCGATAATTACAGGGGTTATCCAAATTTTTAATCCCACGTCTTTATATTCGTAAGAATTTTGCGTAGTGGTCTGCGTGCTGCTGGTTTGAGAGTTCTGCACCAAATAGGGGATATTTTCTACGCTGCTAAAATATACTTCCGTATGGTTTTTCGCCGTCAAAAACGGACTGGATACGATTTTAGTAATACCGTTATTCTCCAAAAACGATAAGATACCGTAGTAATTATCCGACCTCTCGGACAAAATATTCGTATCGTTAGAATATGGAGCCGTAATTAAATTTATATAAAATTTGAAGTCCGGGCGAGAGATCCCCAAGATAGACTTTATATCGGTCCCTTTATCTTTTATGTCTTTTAAGTTAGTTTCCGAGATCACAAGCTTAAATTTTACCTGGTCTAAAGGACGATCGAAAAAATCGAGATATTTTACGACCTCGTTATAAATTTTATCGTCAGCTAAGAAGCTTACGGCATTGTCGGATTTTATATAGGTAGCATTTTTATCATACGTTTGCAACAAAAACGACACCTCGTCCTTAACGTTACTTTTTAGTCTTATATATCTAAGCTCTTCATTACCGGACACCCCCTCGTTAGCCTCGGGTTTAGCATCGACGTAGTAAAAGCCGTTAGACTCGAATAAATAAAGCCCTTTTACCTCGAGCATTTTTTTAAACAAACCCAAAGAAATAGAATTTCTTTGTTCATCGTTATAAAAAAATGTGAATTCGTAAGGATCTATATCATTTGATATCAAAATATCGACATTGTTGGAAATACTGGTAAGATTCGCAAAATCGAAAAGATCAGTTTTTATTAGCTCGGCTTTTATCCGAACCGAACAAAGAAGAGCCAGAATTAAGATCGTCTTTAACGTTTTTAACATGGGATACACCTTTAAATTTATCTAGAATTGGTTTATCAAAAGCAAGAAAAAAAGAGGAGTGCTCCTTTAACTTGGTTTGAGAATAAAAATACCTAGGGGGATTAGAGCGAATAAGAAATTGTAAATACGATTCAGGAATAAAAGCCATCTCGCCCTCTAGCCTGCAAATTTCCTTAATACAAATCAGACTATAAAAATATTCGTTTAAATTTGACTCTTCGTCGCTTACCGGTCTTTTACGCGTATCATTTACCGGGGGAAGCCGCGCTGACTGTTCGGCAGTAGAAACGCTCGCGACCGACACGGCTTCTTCATCGCTAGCAAAAGAGCTCAAAACATAATAAATAGTCGCGCTTACGAAAACGAGCAAAAGAACGATAATTGCCACGTAGTATTTGACTATAGATTTGCCTTGGGAATCAGCGCCCGAATGATACAGATTAAACACTTCGCTATCAAAGGGGAGATTAACGTTAAAACTATTAACGCGATCGACTTGGTTCATCTTGTACGAAGTGAAATAAGCATACTTAAATTTTTTAGAGAATAAACGCTTAGAGCTATCGATAGCGCGGTAAAATCTCTCGGCTACCCTTTTATACTCGTTATTTACCAGCGTAAGATCCTGGGTAATAAAATACATATCCTGGTGCAAATGGCGATGATAAGTCACCCACCACACCAGCACGGGATCTTCTTTAGCTTTAAAGAAATTATGAATCTCGTCCACTACGAAAAGCACATTATAAAGTCTCATGGGCTTAGCAAGCTCGATGAGCTCCGCGTCGCTTCGTTTCTCAACCTTATAAGCGGTATATAAACGCGACAAATCGATATATACCGCCTCAAAATCAAACCTTATCAATCTATCGTCGAGATCGAATTTAAACTCGTTTATATTAGTATAAGCGTAAAAATATTTATTATCTGGAGCTTTGGGTTTTAAAATTTTAGATAAAAAGCCTTTTTTAATAGGCTCTTTGCGAATAAACATGCTCCAGAGCTTATAAACCGCAAAATAGGTCTTACCGCTTCCGGGACTTCCTACGATATAAGTTATCATATTACATCCTGGCAACAGAATAAGCGACTAAAGTTCGTTGCAAAGAATGAAGAACCTTAAGGGCAAGACGAGTAGCAAAAATCACAAATATCGAAATAATAGGCACCGAAAAAACGTTATAAACGTCTACAAAAGCGTTCCATATTCCAAAAGCTTTTATAACGTCCATTGCCCAAGATAAAATTTCATCCCCAGCGCCAGAAGTCATATTATTAACGTAAGATATCAAATAATTAGTTTTTTCATAAACAAACAATAAAAGCTTTAAAACAGCAGCACCATAAGCAAATATTGCTAAAAGCAAAGCGGTATTAACTAGAACCATCTTGCCAAAAGTTATGGTCTTAAATACAAAACCTACAAATTTCTCCCATAACTCAAAACGAAAAAACCAGCCAAGAGCAGACAAAATAGCAGACATTTAAAAATCCTTTAAAACGCAAAAAGCAAAATTTTAACAATAAGTATCAAAAAACAGTAAAAGAAAAACGCGTAAAAAATATAATAAAACGCCCCGGAAACCGTAGAAGCTACTTTGCAAAAATCAAATTCTATAGAGGAAGCATAACCGAAAAACTCTATATCATATTTTTTTACGCAAGTGGTAGGCTTGCTTTGCTTATCGATACTAGCTAAGCCATTACCCTGAATATTATTTATAAACTGATCCACTCCGTTTTTAAAACCGTCTAAATCTTTTACGACTCCATCCAAAGCACTCTTATACTGACTCTTAAAATTATCCATATCATTTTTTAAACCAGAATAATCAAAATCCCTCTCGTTAAATTTGGCGTCTCCGTCTTTGTCTTTATCGCCGCCGCCGTTTCCTCCGCCAGATCCTCCGCCGGGGTTTGGATTAGGATTAGGTTTATCCCCGGGATTATCTCCGGTGCCGGGATTTGGATTAGGTTTGTCTTCCTTACCTCCGCCGTTTCCTCCGCCACCGCCTCCATTACCGCCGCCAGATCCTCCGCCGCTATCTCCGCCCGGATTTCCTCCGCCACCGCCGTTATCTCCGCCAGGGTTAGGTTTATCTCCGGGATTTGGATTATCGGGCTTTGTATTATTGTTGTCAGAATCAGGAGTGCCAGGAACTTTATACCAAAACTGGGAACCGTTCTCGCAAGAAGCTAAGCGAAAATCACCCTTTTTAAGTTCAACGGAGCTTACAGGAGGTTTCGAACCTATGAAATTACAATAACATTTTTTTACACCGTAGGAATCTTTTTCGCCGCTACAATCGGCGCAAGATCCATTCGTAAAACCCCATTTGTTTTTATCGGGATCTGAACAATCAACAAAACACTTGCCGGACTCATCATCCCAACTTTGACCGGATGGACAAGTAGCGCATCGAGAGTATTTTTTAGAAAAAGTTTCGTTTTTAGAAGAATCACAAGTGGCTTTATACTCTATATACCATTGATTGAAATACGAAAAAGTCTCGTCTGAACCGCTGGAAAGACCGGAGCCGCAAGTTTGAACATAATTACCATCAACCCAACACTTGATTTTAGCTTGCTCAAACTCGCTGGAATAATACTGAAGAATAAAAATATTTCTATTTGCGGCATAATCATAAAGATTATAACCGGAGCCAGTCTTGTGGCGTAAATTAAAAATAAAATCTCCTTTTTGGGATACAAAGTAATATTTATTATCTATTCTAAAAAACTCGTCACCGTATTCATTAGAACCAATATATGAAATATTGTCCATATTGGAGTTTAGAAGAGTAGTTGAATAATCAGACTTATAAGGAAAGCCCCAATCCTTGCCGCGATTATAACCGCGATAAGGATCATTTAACAATTCGCTAAAACTTTTTCCATCGTCATTAATAAGAGCAGAAGATAAATTTAGGCAAAAGGAAGATACTAAAAATAAGAATTTTAATAAACCCCTCATAAGAAAACCTCATTTAATCAACTTCTTAGCTAAAAGAGATATACAAAGCATAAAAGGCAAGCTGATGATCAAAAACCAAACGCCGATACTGGCAAAATAATCAAAAGAAGCTACGCCTGTAATAGTAAACATATCAAACCCTTAGCAAAAAAGTTAAATTTTATTAATCAACAAAACAAAAATCAGGTTAAGCAAAAAACCTACTAAAATACCCGATAAAGCCATCAAAAAATGATATTGCTCGGCAGAAAGTCCCAAATCAATCATTTGCAGCCTTTCTTAAAACATCGAGAACTAACGACAAAACATAATAAACCAAAAGAGCCGAAAATGCGGGAACGAATAAAGAAGTTAGAAATTTAACCAACCTAGAAATCTCTATAAATTCATACATCATCGGCTCCTTACAACTATTTCAGAAAAATTAGCTAGCTTTTCTAATCATTCTAAAACAAATACTGATAGCCGCGATGGTAGCAAGTGCACCGAAAACAGCAGCGCCGACGGCGTATACGTTAGTCAGGTTAAACGTTCCGGTAACTGTTCCATCAGAACCCATAGTGATATCAGCCGCAACAGCGTTTACAGCACCTAAACCAAGACCGACAAAAGCCAAAACTTTAGACTTTAGCCCTGAGAAGAGTTTTTTAAACATCTCTCATCCTTTCAAGTAAATTTTAGTAGCTACTTGAGAAAACACTTATTTAAACGCTTACTCAAATAGCCGGAAAAACCCGGCTAAATTTAAGAAAACAAACTCGGCTCAAGCTGAATATCAAGCTTGAAACCTCGAGAATCTATGAAATACATCAAATTTTTCACTTGCTGCTTAATGTCGCATATATCATCGACATAGCTATCAAATTTGCCCGTTCCATCGTCGAAACTTCGAAATTCTTTTTCGGTTTCTTCGAAGTCGCGATAAAATTTTTCAAAGAGTCCGATAAATCTATCAGCATTGTAAGATTTTTTCATCTTACGCCCCCTTGACCGCTTTATCGGTCTTAACCAAATTACTAAGCAAGAAATTTTCGTAAGAATCAACGATCGTAACTACGCCGTTACCGTCGGCAAGAGTGCCGATAAAGGAAACAGAGGATTTATCTTCAAATTTTTTCTGAAAAAACCTAGCGACGTCGCCCGCTGCAATATCAGTCGGGCAAGAGATCTTAATCACTACGGGCTGCTTAATGGTGTTGGTAAATTGAGTTTTTTCATTCTCGACTTCGAAAGTCTGCGAGCAAGTAATACGGACGGAAGGGCCGTAAGGTCTACCCTCGACAACGCCTGCGGATATAGCGCGAATATCGCCTTTTTTAACCTGGTAGGTCACCAAAATGTCAGAATCGACTAATTTCATGATACGCCTTTGAAATGAATTAGGATACTAAAATCACCCCGTGCAAAGACGTATCCCAAGCCAAACACGGGGAAACAGTTTAACGCCATATTCAGGGCGTTAGATTAACAAATTTGATATAATTCAAATAATTAAACATATTTGTTAATCTCTGTAAAATAATTATACAAATATGAAACTTAAATTTATGTTAAATAATTAAACAAATTTGGCATAAATTTTACAAGGATTTTACATTGATAAAAAAAGACGAATTAGCAAAATTAATCAACGTAAGTAGAGTAACACTCTACAACTGGGAAAAAACCAAGCCAGAATTAATGAAAATGATTGAGGGATATTACAAATTTACACAGGGCGAGGGAGAAGAAAACGAACTGCTAAAATATTACAATAGACTAGATCCAAAAAGACAAGAATTATACTTCACAAAGATCAAACTCGAAGTACTTGAAAAAGAAGCGGAAAAGGAAACAAAATAATGCAGGCAATACAAAACACGTGGTCATGCTTAGGAACATGGGGGCTATTATTTATTATATTCATAGGACTTATATTTATAATAGGATTTTTCGCAGGGCCAAGAGCGGCGGCAATAGAAATAGCAAAAAAAGAAATATTCAACAAAAAACACAAAGAGGAAATTTTTAAAGAGTTGGATAACTTCACAGACGACGAAAGAGAAAAACTATTATTTCTTATACGAGAAAAAATCAAAGAAAAAAAGAAAGAGGTTAAAGCATATTTCAACGATAAATCATAAATTCAAATCCCCATCAGGGATTTGAACCCTAGAGTATTCAAATCCCTCTCTGTCCGCCAC